ACCCCCCAAGTTCGCACAGTTCCAGAAGTTTGCCGAGCCGCTGGCTCATATGGAAGGAATCGTGTACTGCGAACGCAAGATGGCTATTACCGCTAACTTTCGCCCCACAGACTTCTTTGCGGCTGATGCGTGGTTCCGAGGTGTCCCAGACTACCTGTTGGTAGATGATGCTAAGGAGACCGCTTTTGTTGTGGATTACAAGACCGGGAAGTCAAGCAAGTATGCAGACAAGGGGCAGTTGGAGTTGATGGCGGCCATGACGTTTGTGCACCACCCGGAAGTCCAAGTTGTCAAGGGGGCACTGCTGTTTCTGGTAGTTGGCGATGTCATTAAAGCCAAGTACACTAGGGCAGAACTACCTGAGATTCTGTCAAAGTGGGCAGGCAGAGCGGACGGTATCAACGCAGCATTGACGCACGGGGTATGGAATCCTCGCGCTTCCGCGCTGTGCAGATTTTGCCCAGTTGAATCTTGTGAAAACCATGGCTAATGCTAAAAGAGATTACCGTGCCGAGTACGACAAGTACCAAGGCACCCCGGACCAGAAGAAGAATCGCGCCAAGCGAAACTCTGCCCGCAGTCAGTTGATGAAGAAAGGCCGAGTCTCCAAGGGAGACGGCATGGACGTAGACCATAAGAAGCCGTTGTCAAAGGGCGGTTCAACCGCCGCGAGTAACCTACGCGCTGTAAGTAAGAATGTCAATCGGAGTTTCCCCCGTACCAAAACAGGGGCGATTAAAACTAAAAAATCCTAACGCTGCGGCGATAGGTAGGGTAAGATTAGTTGTCGGCCTTCTCCGCCGACGGTTCTATCCTTGTTGGAATTTAGCCCGGAAGTTCGCTTCCGGGCCCTTTTTGTGTGTTTGTTATATTGGTGGTATATGGAAATCCTGCAAGACAGGGCGCTCGTGTTTAATACACGGAAGGCGTCACAAATCACTGCGCTCATACCTAAGAGCCACATCCTTGACGAGAACGATGGCGTATCAAAAGTCATGGTTCATTGGGACTTGGACGAGATGCGGATTCTGCGTAACCTCGGCATCAAAGATGTACCTCATCCCATTCTGGGACGGTACAAGTGGCCCGGTATGTACACCCCGTTCAATCACCAGAGGGACACCGCGGTTTTCTTAGCCACGCACCCCCGCTGCTTTGTGTTTAACGAGGCGGGTACAGGTAAGACCGCTGCGGCGGCATGGGCTGCCGACTACCTGATGAACAAGGGGCTAATCAAACGGGTACTGGTTGTCTGCCCTGTATCTATTATGGATACCGCGTGGCGCTCAGACTTGTTCAAGATTGTCATGCACCGCTCATGTGCTATTGCGCAGGGCAGTAGGGAGCAACGCAAGGCAGTCCTCAGCAAGGACTACGAATTTGTCATCATCAACTTTGACGGTGTGAAGGTAGTCGAGAAGGAGCTGAAGGCGGGCGGGTTTGATTTGATTATTGTGGACGAAGCCAACGCCATTAAGAACGTGCAGACAGACCGCTGGAAGTCGATCGCGGCGCTGACGGACCCAACTACTAGGTTGTGGCTTATGACGGGCACACCGGCCTCTCAGTCACCGCTTGATGCGTATGGTCTGGCCAAGCTGGTTAACCCTAGCACCGTGCCGATGTTCTATGGAAAGTTTCGGGATCAAGTCATGGTTAAGATTACGCAGTACAAGTGGGTGCCAAAGCAGGACTCCAAGGCCGTCGTACATAAAGCCTTACAGCCAGCGATTCGGTTCACTAAGGAAGAGTGCCTAGACCTGCCTGACCTGTTGTACTCGGTTAGAGATGTACCATTGACCCCCCAGCAGAGTAAGTACTACACAAACATTAAGCAGCAAATGGTGGCGCTAGCCGCTGGCGCTGAGATTACCGCAGTGAACGCCGCGTCGATGCTGAACAAGCTGCTGCAGATTTCACAAGGGGCGGTGTATACGGACGATAGGGACGTGGTGGAGTTTGATGTGGCTAACCGATTCAAGGCGCTGGTGGATGTGATCGACCAAACCGACCAGAAGGTATTGGTGTTTATACCGTATCGCCACGCGTTGACGTTGGTGGAAGATAAGATTCGTGCGGCAGGGTATACATCAGCCACAATCCACGGGGGAATATCAGCACCGAACCGAGCCGAGATTATTAAGGACTTTCAAACCGAAGACAACGTGCGTATCTTGTTAATGGTTCCGCAAGCGACTGCGCACGGTATCACGTTGACTCGCGCTGACCAAGTAGTGTGGTGGGGTCCAGTAAGCTCCACCGAGATTTATTTACAAGCAAATTCGCGTGCACACCGCCAAGGGCAGAAGAATAAGGTTACAGTCACCCACCTGCAAGGGTCGCCTGTAGAGAAGCGGATGTACGTTATGTTGGGGCAAAAGATCGACATGCACATGGACCTTGTAGAACTTTACAAACAAGAAATAGAAAGTCCTTGACTCAAAGGATTGACAGTGTATAATTTGATTCATGGGCGGGGGAGATACGGGTTAGCGCCGTAGTGTTGGTGGATGAAAACACTGCTTTATGTGAGCCCCCGCTCATACCTATAAGGAGAAAGAGAATGGACGTACAGAAGCTGATAAAAGCCTACGTTAAGATTCGGGACGCAAAGCGCGAAGCCGAAACGGAAGCTAAAAAAATAATTGATGTTCTGCAGGTACAGCTCGATGTAATTGAGCAAGAGCTTCTGCAGTTGTGTAAAGATACTGGCCAAGATGGCGGGAAGACCGAGTTCGGTTCTTTCAAGCGTTCGGTCAAAACCCGTTATGACACGAGCGACTGGGGACGGATGTATGAGTTTGTTAAGGAGCACGGTGTACCCGAACTTCTTGAGAGACGACTCAGCCAAACCGCTTTCGCAGAATTCATAAACCAGCGCCCAGACTTGCTGCCCGAAGGTACTAACGTAGTCTCACGTTATGCTGTTACGGTCACTCGTTCGCGTGCAAATTAAAACTCGTTTAAAGGAAATACCATGAGTAATATTAGTCTGTTTCAGTCCGGTTCAGTAATCCCTGACTACCTCCGTAACGTCGCTGATGAGGCGACCCGCGAACTTGCTGGTAACTCCGGCGGTAAGAGCATCTCCATTAGAGGTGGTGTATGGCGCATGATGGTTGGTGGTGAACAAGTCGGGCAGAACGAAGAGCGTTCGATGTCTATGGTCATTATCGCGACTAGTAAAGGTACACAGCGTACGTTCTACGCTGAGAAGTACGAAGAAGGCAAGGACATCCGCCCATCATGCTGGTCTTCTGAAGGTATCGTGCCCAACGAAGAAGTGGCTGCCGAGTCTCGCCAAAGTGTTAACTGCGGTACATGCCCGCAAAACATCGAAGGTTCAGGCGAAGGCAAAGCGCGTGCATGCCGATTCAGCAAACGTATCGCGGTGACATTAGAAAACGACATCAGTGGCAATGTGTACCGTCTGACGGTTCCGGCTAAGTCTTTGTTTGGTCGTCCTGATGGCGACAAGATGCCACTACAAGCGTACGGTAAATTCTTGTCCGGTCACGGTATTCCAATCACAGGCGTTGTTACCGAAGCTCGTTTTGATACAAGCGAAGCAGTGCCAGTGTTGAAGTTCCGTGCAGTTCGCCCGTTGAGTGAGCAGGAGTGGAATGTCGCTAAGGCTCAGAGTACAACTGACGATGTCCGCGCGGCATTGGAATTGCGCTTTGCTCCTAAGAAAGACAATGCACCCGCATTACCAGCGGCGTTCACGCAAGCTCCAGTAGTAGCGAAGAAAGCTAAAGTGGAAGAGCCAGTGGAGGATGTAGAAGACGAGCCGGTTATTCGTCCAAAGCAAAAAGCAGAGCCCGCGAAAGTTGGCAAAGCCGCAGAGGACGTGTTGAGCCAGTGGTTGACTGACGATGAAGATTAATTCAGGGCGTGGACATAGCGTCCACTTCTTGCGGCGTGTGGAACGTGCGGCTCTTACCGAGCCCGTAAAAACCTTGGCGGCGCTACTTCTACTAAAAGAATATCCTGTGATGTTCGTAGCAGATAAGTTGGGTGTTACTCGGGCGACCGTGTACAACTGGCTGACCGGTAGTTCCGCTCCACGCTCACGTCTTCACCTTGCGGCTATTGAGAAATTCGTTTCCCGATACTACAAGTGATGTCGTCCGAAGGGTGGCACCTAGTGCCACCCTTTTATCCTCTTTTCTGAAAGAGTGCATGTGACAGATTTTCTTCGCTCCATCTTACCTACGAGTGGCAGGTATTGCGCCGTTGGTATTCGCGGTGGTGTGGTTCACCAGACGTTTCACGATTCCCTTGAGGAAGTCGAGGCGGTTGCGGACGGGCATAACTCTACGGGTGTAGACGCGTATTTTGCAATGGCATCTTATGATGACCAAGGCATGCGTAAAGTACCCAATGTCCAGTTCCTTCGCGCTTTGTTCCTTGATATTGATTGCGGACCTAAGAAAGACTACATCGACCAAGCGGACGGCGCTAAAGCGCTCTCTGCATTTATTACGGCAACGGGATTACCCACGCCTACTCTTGTAAATTCTGGTGGCGGCCTGCACGTATATTGGCCGCTGACTCGCGATGTGACTGTTGAAGAATGGAAGCCTATGGCCCGTTCCCTAAAACAGTTATGTAGCACCCAAGCTTTGCACGCCGACCCTTCTGTGACTACAGACGCGGCTCGTATTTTGCGTTTGCCGGGCACTGCTAATTTTAAGAACGGCCAGAGCCGTCCGGTACAAATCATTTCACAGGGTCAGCCTGTAGATGTCGAGACAATGTTAGGCCTCCTGCCTACGCCGCCTGTGGATTTATCCGCAGCAAAGATGTTCGGCATGGATGACACATCACGCGAACTGGCTGGGGACTACCCTGAGTGTTCGTTTAAGAAGTTGGCCAAGCTCAGCCTGAAAGGTAATGGCTGTGCGCAGATCGACCGGGCACTGCGGGAGTCAACTACGCTAGAGGAGCCTTTGTGGCGTGCCGCGTTGTCTATCGCTACGCGTTGCTCTGACCGCGTAATTGCTATCCACAAGTTGTCTAGTCCGCACCCAGACTACGAGCCAACGACCACGGAAGAGAAGGCAGCAGAGACTAAAGGTCCGTACCTGTGTAGCTGGTACAAAGAGAACTATGGCGCTGGGTGTGAGGGTTGTAAGCAGACCGTCAGTACGCCTTTGATGCTGGGTAAGACTGTTGCGGAAGCTCCGCTCACTGCGGAAAGTGAATACACTATTGCCGCACCGGAAGATGAGGACCACGCGTCTAGAGAGATTAGCGTCCCCTCGTACGGCCACCCATATTTTCGTGGTGTGAACGGTGGTGTGTTCAAGAAGGTTAAAGCCGCTGACGGCGAGACCGAGACGGAGGTTGAAATATACCGAGATGACCTGTATCTAACTGAACGGTTTTACGACTCGGATACTAATGGGGACGGCGAAGGCGAGATGGTAGGCATCAACCTGCACATGCGCAAGGACGGCTTACGCCGGTTCTACAGCTCCGTCAAGGACATCATGAAGCCCGACACCTTGCGTGACTTGCTAGTGCGCAACGGCGTTATTACTTACGGAAAACATACACAAGAGCTTATGGCCTACTTTGCATCCTCACTGCGCCGCCTGCAGTCACAATACGCGGCTAACCGGACTCGCCACCAGATGGGTTGGACCTCTGACAGACTTGGGTTTGTTGTTGGCGACCTTGAGTACACCGCAAGCGGTACAAAACTGGCTCCCCCCGCAAGTGGAACGAGACAAATGGCGGCAGCGTTCAAGCCAACCGGTACTCTAGAAGAGTGGAAAACCATTGCCAACTTCTACGACCGAGTTGGGCTAGAGGCGCATGCATTCACGTTGTTCTGCGGGTTTGGTTCACCTTTGTTGAAGCTGTTGAATCACCCAGTCGTTAAAGGCGTTCTAGTTCACCTGTACAACGCAGAGTCTGGCGCGGGTAAGTCAACGGCACAGATGGTGGCTAACTCAATTTTCGGCGCGGCTGATGAACTGTTGATTCGTCCAATTGATACAGCGGCATCTAAGAACCACTTGGTCGGCATGCTGAATAGCATCGTGGCCTGTATTGACGAGATTAGTAACGACACGCCCGAGATGGTTTCGGCCATGGCCTATGGTGTGACGGATGGGCGCGGTAAGAACCGTATGAACGCGCAGTCCAACACCCTGCGTCAGAACACCACCACTTGGTGCAACATTACTATCACCTCTTCTAACTCGTCAGTAATCGACATGCTGATGCAGAACAAGAATATGTCTGATGGTGAGTTGCGCCGTGTGTTGCAGTTGGATGTACCCGTGTATATGGGCGCTAGCAAAGAAGAAATAGACGCAGTGTTCTCTAAGCTGAGCACGAACTCCGGCGTGGCTGGCCCTGTCTATATTGACTACATCATCCAGAATATGGACAAAGTGATGGAGATGATGGCCGACATGCAGAAGAAGGTTGACCGTGAGTTTAAGCTAGACCAGCGTGACCGTTTCTACTCATGCTTACTGACGATTTGCTTTACTGGCGCGCTCATCTCACAGCGGTTGGGTCTGCACAACATCGACATCAAGCGTGTCTACCAGTACATGCAGGTGGAGATTGCCCAGCGTAAGTTGGTTCACAGTACCGATGTAAGCGACCCTGTGGCGGTAGCACGTGAGACGTTGGCTCAGTTTATCCATGCGAATATTAACAACGCATTGGTAGCACCGTATTCCGCAGCAGGCGGCGCGCCGCAAAGACCAGCCATGATGCCCAAGGGCGAGCTGAAGATGCGGTATGACCCCGCAAGTAATGAGTTGGCTATCCCGGTGGCGGAGTTTCGCAAGTTCTTCTCAAGCCGCTCAGTGGATGTTAAGCGTGCAATAGCGAACCTGACCAAGCTGAACTACCTCAAGCATGAGGGCAAGTCGCACCTGACTCGTCTTGGTGCAGGAGCGCTAGGCAGCATGAGCGGTATCCCCGTGAGATGTTACATTTTTGACGGAGCACTAATTGGCATCGAATCGACGGCGTTTAACGAAGACCAAGCCCTTTAAGAAGCCAGCTATCCCGAGCGAGGACATTAACGTGTTCCCGTTTCTAGGGGTAACCTTCTACATAATGTGGGACAGGCTGACACAAGGCTCGTCCTTTTTCTTACCTACAACGGCGCAGGCAGAGGACGTACACAAGGCGTTACGTCCGTACACTAGATGGCTACGCATACGCATAGAGACCCGCAATCGTTGCGAGTACGGACTCTATGGTGTGCGCGTCTGGCGAGTTACTTAGCCTTGTTCATATCCGATTGAACTTCACGTAGCCAACCTACCAGCTCCTTCTCTATACGGCGAGTCTCTTCCATACCGGTCGCACGCTCCTCTTGGTCCAGTGACTGGGCCGCCATATTTGAGTTCAAGTAGTTCTTGTACTTACGCGTGTCGGAGAGTTGCGCCAGTGCCGAGCCGATACCCTGCGCAAGCGCCAGTTCGTTTATGTGCTCGTTCGCAAACTTTAATGCGGCATCGGGGTCTTCCTTGGATAGTTTTTCCAGCGTACCTTTTACGCCAAACGTCTTGCTGCGCAACTCATAGAATTCGTCCAAGCGGCGACTGCCAATTGGGTCATATAGAAAGTTACTCAGCATCCAGTACTTCTGCAGTGGGCGGTCCATACGGTCGGGGTTTATCAACTGGTCAGTACCCATCGTGATTATGCCCGCCACAGAGCCAAAGTAACCCTGCAGTGTGTTGTCGATCATGATGGGGGAGATGGCGTTGTTTTCGCCGAGCAAAGACTCCGTGAACTTTGATATTGCCTGTGCCAGCTCGCTGGTGTTACCACGTGTACGCTGTGATGGCAGAAGTTGACTGCGTTGGTAGACACCCTCCAGTTCGCGTCCTGTAAAGAACGAGTAGTTTGTAACCGCCTCAATGACGGGCTTGATGGCGGCAGGGATTGGAGTCATGCGCCCGCCGATTGGGGAGTATTGAGCAAACGCATACTTCAGTGCGGTAAAGGTTGCGTCTGCGGCTTTCATCTCTTCGTTCGTGCCGTTACGTTGGAAGTACTCGACCAACATCTCCGCAGGCACCTTGAAGATTGCGCCCAATTCTTCTGGCACTGGAAACTTGATCCCGCCGGGTAACATCCAGTTGTTGTGGCGAACTTGTAGACCCGCCTCGTCGTAGTAGTCTTCCCCAGAAGACATGATGGCGTACAGCGCTGAGAACGCAGCCATCTGCGTTACCTTTGTATAGAATAGCTTTTTTGCGGCGGATTTATCTAGCCCGGCGGCTGCAGATTTACCAGTGGCGGCGCGAAGTAGCACGTCCATACCTTGCAGGTAAGCGTTAAAGAACGGAATGGTGCTTGATAGGGCAGGCAGCACAGTACTAGCCCCACGCCTACGGAAGTTAATAAACTCGCGAGACCGAGTAGTAGCCAGCAGTACGTCCTGCTTCTCAACCATGGTTTGATCGTAAATCGCCTTACGCACCGCCAAGTCAGACGCACGGGTAATACCCTCTAACCGGCTTAACAGGCCCTTTACTTTTCCACGTGATTGGTAGCCAAGGTCATACAGAATAGAGGCCATGGGGTCACGCGTGTTAAGGTCGAAATCACCAATAACGCCCGTTTGCCCAAACTCACGTACGGACGGGTGACGCTTGCCCATTAGCTCGGCCTTGCTAATTACTATAAAGTTGCGCAGCGCGGGGCCCACTATTTTTAATGGTTGCTCAAGACCGGATGTAACGTAGCCCCGTTGGATGTCGTTCACAAGCTGACGAACCGCAAATGGTGGCAGAGACGTAATAGTTGTACGTAAGAGGTTAGAGAAAGTGGACAGGAAGTTGATAATCGCACCTTTTGGCGGCGAAAGGTCTTTAAACGCCAAGACATCCCAGCGAGAAGGCATCTCGTAGTAGACCTGCTCACCCTTGTCAAATGCGGGCACTAGTTTTGTGTCCGATATGGTGCCTTTAAGTTTGCGACGAGTAGCTTGACCCAAACGCTCCAGCATCTTGAGTGTAGAAAGGTTAGCGTCTTGTTTTAGAGTCTGCTCAATCATCCACCCAGAAGTCTTTACAAAGTTGTCAAAGGTGTTGGCAACTTCGCGCGTGTCTGAGCCGAGAAACTTGGGCAGCTTGCCAGCTTGAGAGATACCTTTACCGGTACGTTTTTGCGTGCGGAACGCAGTTTCATACTCTTGCATACGGTCAAACGGAATGTAGTTTGAGTTCTTTTTCCATTTAACACCGTCCACCGCAGTTAACCGGCCAGTAGATACCATGCCGTCGATTAGGTCAAAACGAATACCGTCCATGGCGTCTTGAATTGCATCAACTTCTTTTTTATGTATCTTGGCAAACTCCAGCGCCTCGTCTATCTGCTGATTTACACTAATGTTGTCTTTCTTCAAGCGCTCCATTGAGAGTGGGTTAATCCCGTACCTCTCCGTAGGGTCCGCAATGCTTTTGTTTTCCTCGCGCAGCGAGTCCAGACGCTTGGCTTCAAGCACTTTAGAAAGCGTGTTGTACGCATCTTTAAACTCAAGGCCGTTAGCCTTACCCCATGCTTGGACCATGTCCAGCACTGCTTTCATTGAGCTTTTACCTTTAACAGTGCTGTAGAGGTTGGTTAACTCTTCTTTTTTAAGCGCGCCGTCAATAAACCAATCCGTCAAGAGCTTACTGCTATCTTGCGATTGGCGGTACAACCCCATTGGGTTGATGATGCCTTTGGCTGAGCGAACAGCGCCGTCAAACAACACATTTAAGCGTCGCTCCGCGGAAGCCCCAGCATCAACAGTCAACGTGCGAAACTTATCTACAAAGTCAATTCCTGCGGTGTCTTCAAAAGCCTCAAACATCATGTTTACAGCGCGTCTAATTGGGCCGGGCGGCACGCGATTAAGCTCACTGTCTTTCACTGTCTGTTTAAATGAAGCGACGGAGTCTGCCGTAGATTTCTCAGACTCCTCTTTTTTGGGCTCCTCTTTCTTAGGTGTGGCTTTCTTAGGTGTGGCTTTCTTGGGTGTGGTTTTTGAGGTTGTAGTTGTCTTACCGGCGCGTTCGATTGTCGTGGTAGAGGTAGACCCCGGGCTTAGTTCGCCTTGTGCAACTGCCGGTATGTTTTGAGTCAGGTCCGGAGTTTCGCCAAGGCTGAGTACTTCGGGCTCGGGTTGCGTAGCAGTGAAGTCTAATTCCTGCTGACCGGCTTGAGGTGTTGCGGTTGTCGGTGCGGCCTCATCTATTGTGTCCAGCGCGCTCGCTGTTTCGCCGAGCCTGCGTTCCGAGAAATACTCTCTAGCAGCCGCATCGTTCATGGGGACAAGTAAACGCTGACTACCCCGCACGACTTGGTTACCCTTGGTAATGCGCACAGGCTCAAGGTAATCCTTGTTAACGCCAGAGCCGCTAGGGATTTCCCTAATACGGGTAAACGCAGCATCTAACGGGCCGTCAAAGCCGCCATCCGTCTGCTTATTCATGTACTTAACAAACCTGCGGGCAGCTTGCTTACCCGTTGCGGGCAGGCTACGTAGAACTCGCGCTATATCGTCAATGGCTATCTGCGCACCGGCAGCATCTTGCGTGTCTATAGCATGCAGGAACGCCTCTACCTCGGCATTGCCAACCAGTGCGCCGGGAGCTTTTGCGTCAGAGCTGGTATTACGCCATTTAGTAAGCTCCGCTCCTACAGGTACTTCGGCGGCTCGAACAGGTTTTAGTGCACGTGCACGGCTTCGCTTAGGTGGAGTAGTTCCATCTCCAGCAGGTAGTCCAGTACTGACCACTCCCGACTGTTCAGATGCTGCAGGCTCTCCGGTGGGGTCAGCAATGGGAGCGGCGACATCAGGTAGGCCCAAGCTTGACTCATCTGTTGCTCGCTCAGAAACGGTAGGTTCGGTAGCTGCGGGTCCATCGGTAAGTCCCGGTTCTGCAAGGATAATGTCACGTGGGGCCTCTTTAAATGCGGGGGGTATAGGTGCTAGTATCTCACGCAGTACTTTGGCCCGCTGTCCTTTATTGTCAATCAAGGTTGGGTCCGCAGTAACCAGCGCCTGCACTTCTTCTAGGGTTTTCCCTACTACGTTCTCCTCGAACCAGCCCTTTGAGGTTTTCATCGGGACATTTGTGTCCATAATGTCTTGCAGGGATAGCGTTCCTTCAGGCACAGGCCCGGGAATAGGAGTAGTTGTTGGTTGTCCTGCCGGTGTGCGACGTAGGGGTAACTCTATCTGTCCGGCATCTAGTGCCCCTTGACGTTCAAGACGGCTTTCCGCTTTAGTCAGGGTAGGTGCGTCGTCTACCTCAGTTTCTTGGTCGACAGGAGGCTGCACAAAGTCGCCAAGCAAGTCCTCTTCTAGCGTGGCAATATCGCCTTTGACTTGAGGCTTGATGACCTTCTCAAGCGCTCTAATGCGCGCTGTAGTTATAGAGTCGGCGTTACCTGAAATAAGTAGCTGTGACCGCTCTCGCAGTAAATCGTTAACTGGAGTTTCGGGATCAACTTCGTTTGCGGCGGCGAGGCCCTCCTCCTCAGCTTGCGCAGCAATAATCCGATCTTCTACTTCCGCTCGTTGGCCAACTTCTTTCTCGGCGTCAATGGCTTGCTGGGCACTACGGCGTTCTACGAATCGACCCGCTGGGGCAATGGCACCACCTAGTAAAGCCCCGCCAATAAAACTTTCAAAGTACTCCCCACGTGCGGATTCGTCGGCAATGTTTAATCCAGCCTGCAGACGCTCAACGAATTGCTGTCCGGCTTCAGTTGCGCCTTCGTATGTCAGGGCTTTACCAGTAGCCGTTGTGTAGTCTATTGCGGCATTGGCGACACCCTTACGGGCAATAGCGGCGGCGGCATCTTCAGACACCTCAATACCAGCGCGGCCTAGAATCTGGCGAACGCCGGGAATCTTACCCAGTGCAAACGTGTCTAACGCCGCCATAGGAATCGCACCAGCAAGGGCTTTAGCGCCAGAGGCTTCTTGGAAAGATTTACCTTCGTCGATCTGACGTGCCAAGTTGGAGCCAGAGAACTGCGCAGCAGAGGCGGCAAACGATGCGCCAATACCGACTACGGGCGTACCTAAAACTGAGCCCGCAACACCTGCAGCAACTGGGGCCGCCATATACGGCAGAGAGCCCCCGGCCAGCTCTTTAAGATTGCGAAATGAGAAGGTGTCGTCTGTAGGAGTAAAGAGCCGATCGGCCTCAGCTTTTTGCGCGTTGTATACGCGCATCGCCTCTTCTTCGCTGATTAGGCCAGACTTACCTTTGACGAGAGCCCGTTCCCCCTCCATACGAGCCATGGACGCTGCAGCAGCAGCACCGAAACCTTCACGGTCTTCTTGCGGTATCTCTGACTGTTGAGCGGTTTGACTTTCGGCAATTACGCGTTGGACTGTCTGGTCGATGACTGCGGGGTCGGTGCCATCAGGAAAGCGGAGTCTTCGGCCATCCGCCAGTCTTGCAATAATCGCCATGGGGTCTCACTTTCGTGGGGTTGGCAGGGCTATTTGATACGTTGTCCCTGCAGAGTGTAGTCCATTGTACTGTCCCCGCTATTATCTTGTCCACCTCCAAGCTCGTTGTACTTGTCTCGAATAAGGTCTCGCATTACCTGACCGGTTTTGTCATTCCGAACCTTTGCGGCCAATGCAAAGTCGGTTTTAAGCGCAGCTTGTACTGCTCGTTCCGCTTGTAATCTATAGCCTCGCTCTTTACCATCGGAGCGTAGCTGCGCGGCAGTTATGGCTGCCTCGTTAGAGGCTCCGGCAATCCGCTCGCGTGAAGCGTTGTCCAATGCACTCTGCTTGCTCGTAAGGTACGCGTCAATACCTTTGGAGAAGCTCGTCAAGTTGTTTTTAGTCTCCTCGCCGGTAATGTTGGCCAAGGCTTGAGCGCTATCAACTTTAGCGGACTCAAATGCGGTTTCCGCCGCACGCAGCTCTTTCTTGTTGGCAACCGTCTCACCGCGACGTATGTCGTACAGGTTCATGAACGCCTCGTCCAGCTTAGTACGCTTGGTGTCGATCTTGTCCATGCCTTCTTTGTACGCCTTGGTACCAATCAGCGCGCCTTTACCGATGTTCTCAAAGGCATTAGCGGAGTTGCCAGACATTATTGCCAGACCCGCCTCGATAAACGCCATGCTTTGGTTACGCTTCTCCAGCCCTGCCAACCCAGCTTCTTGGTCTTTGAGCTTAGCCTCACGCTCAGTACCATACTCACCCATTTCTTTTTGATCTTTTTCAAGGGATGCACGGCTTTTATTAGCTACATCTTCTTTAGCTTTATTTACGTTGCCCTGCTCAGTTCGCATTGCATCAAAAGTACCGGAAGGCGCTTTAAACATATCTACAAAGCCGTCTTTACCCATCGCACGGGGAGCGCCTATGCCAGCTCCGCCTTGACCTGTTTTCCCACCAGTATCCGCAGGGGGAGCGCCTTGTTCGGCTTGTCCTGTTACGCCCGGCTGGTTAGCAGCGGCTTGGTTTGCAAATCTCTGACTGTCGTTGTATGGCTTAGTCATCTCTTCGCTAGCGGCCTCTTTGCCTATTGCGTCGCGGCGTACTTGACCGTCGTCTCTACCGATATTACTCAAGTACTCGTATGCGAGGCCGAGACCGCCCATTTCTTTCTTGCGCTCAAACTCGGCACGCTCCGCGGCTGACATAGGGGGACTAGGCATGCGCCCGTACTGAGGGTAGTTTGCGCCGCGTCGAGGATCGGGGTTAGCAGGGCCGGGAATTACGTCGCCCGCCGCAAATGCCAAGATACCGCCGCCAGCGAAGTCCATCTCTCCAGTGGGTAGGCTTGCGACACCGCGAGACATCAGGTATTCGTCAGCTACCGAGGGTTGCCCATCTTGGGGGGCTTGTTGTGCAGAACCAGACCGCATCTGTGCACGGTCTTGCATCTCGTCTTGTGCGGCCATCCTACCCAGCGTAGATACGGTCGGCATCTGAGTACGCTGCTGCAACTGTGAGTCGTTTAGCAGGCCAGTAATACCGCCGCCAACTGCGTAACCTTTAACGGCCCCGCCCTCAGCCATTCTACTTATACCGTACGCGGTAGCGCCAAGACCGGCGACTTGAGATAACTGATTAGGCGCGGGCTGGTACATAGACTGCACAGTGCCCATTGGGGTGCCGCGCAGCATGGAGTTCATAAACTCTAGCTGTTGATATGGGTAGCGTTGTTGGTTCAGGAAGTCCTGATAGTTGTTGTCCTTACCCTGCTGGTCAAACGCCTGCTGCTGCGTACCGTATTGCTGCCGCAGCTTGTTAATGTCCATCTCTTGGCCGAATGTTTGCTGGCCTATGTTAGATAGTTGCCCCGCGCCGGTAAGCGCCGTCTGAAAGCCCTGCATACCTAACCCTGCACCATACTGACGAGACTGTTCAGCAAGTTGCTGCCCAGACAACCCGTACTGCGCTTGTAATTGAGCGGCGGTCATATTCTGCCCAGACCCAAATTGACGTGACTGCTCTCCCAGCTTCTGGGACTCTAAACCATACTGCTGATTAGATAAAGCTGCCTGCATTGCCTGCTGAGCATTAAGGCCCTGAGTCTGCAATTGAGACGCTTGGTTTTGCACATTAGCTTGCTGCTCCGCACTGAGGTTAGCCAGCGAACTTTGTAGTCCTGTTTGCGTGCCCAACTGTTGCGTAGCCATATTTGCAGAGAGATTCTGCCCGCCCGTAGTAATACCGGCCTGCTGGTTAGACTGCTGTGCTTGTAGGCCTGCGGCTTGTTCAGCATTAAACTGCTGCTGAGCATTTTGAAACGCAGCTTGTGAACCTGTAGCTTGGATGTCCCCCAACTGTTGCGACAGGTTGCGGTTAGCCTCGGCGTCCATAATCGCTTGGCGCGACCCACCAAAAGCACCAGCTTTAGCCGCTTGCGCACCGCGCTGTGTGCCCGCAATATCTGCAGTCCGTTGAGCTTCTCGCTTTTGAATATCCACCACATTCTGCATGTAGGGATTCATGTAATCTTGCGCGGTCCCGGACTGATTAAAGCTCTGCGTGCTAACCTGCTGCGCTGGGCCCATCTGATAATTCTGCAACTGGGGATTAAACCCGGTCTGCGCAGTATTCATAGAGGGAGCGTTGTAGCCACCGCCTTGCACTTGGTTAGGGTTAAACTGCCCTGTCTGATACGACGGAGGCGAGCTAAACTGGTTCTGCGCTTGATAAGGGTTAAAGTTTGCCCCGGCATTAAGCGCGCCTAAGCCCGCAGTACCAGCCATATTCGCAGCAGTGCCCATAGCCGCAGAGGGGCCCATGTTTTGCGCGCCAGTAAAGGCTTGATTCTGCAGGTCAGTAAAACCCGCTTGCCGAGACTGGTCGTACGTTTGGTACGGGTTCTGTGTGGTGTCCGTTAGCGCAGCGGCTTTACCGAGACTTTCTTTGGCGTAGGGCTTGGCCCAATCTGGTACATCCTGTATTTGCGTAGACGTACCCGAGCTACTGCCACCGCCAGAGCCGCCACCGCCATAAATACGACCGCCCCCAACTTTGTGCTGCGTAGCAGAATCGCCAAAAGGCTCACCCATGGCATATAGATCACGACGAGACATACTCATATTTTTACTCCAACGATTCGGTACTTCTCGGCAAAACCATACCGAGACCATAAGCGGGCAATGGATTCACGCGCCGCACCTTCAATATATGTAGCACCAGTAGATGCAAGAACTTGTTTAAGCTGGGCAAAAGTATCTGCGCTAGATATTAGTTTGCCGCCAATAGTCGTGATAAACGCTACCCTGTCATTTGGGCGATTACTGAATGATACCGTAGCTGCGCCCTGAACGCCAGTATCATCAACCGCGACTATTAAAGTCCAGTGCCCCATAACCACAAGCGTTTTGGCTTGTTCGATCGTATAGTCCCCGCAGGAGTGCTCAAGTGCGTTCGCAACAAACTGCTCGACCATGGGCCAAACTTGATTTACATGCGCGATGTCTACACGTTGAACTTGCATTACACGACTTTACGGGGGTCTACTTTACGTTGCTGGGTGGTTTTACCATGCGCTTGACCACGGATTTTATCCATCATAGCGTATAACTTTTGAGCGCCTTTCTTGGGGTCGC